GTCCATGATGCTATGAAATGTTTTGGCAATATAGCTATACGACCTTTAAGACCAACTAAATATCCAGCATGCAAAAATGAATCGCCATTAGGGCTGTACCTAATAGACCAAACATTATGCTTATAGATATTATTGGCGATATCATCACCATTCAGATCTCTACCTTGCGGCTTTGCTGAAGCAAAGCGGGCCTTAAGTTCCTTAACTGTTCTAGATTTTACAACAGGTTTAGTATTCCCTCTAGATGCAGTAGCACCAGACTGGGGAGAAATACGCATTTTCCTTTTAGCAAAGAAAAATTTATATATCAAGTAACATGTTGGTATAGATCCTAGTAAAATAATTACATCAGAACTTTCAATGTTCTTTAGAAATTCTTTACCTTTAAACTTAATAAACTCATAAGCTGCAATAAGAGCTGACCAAACAACTCCTAAACAAGGAATCTTAAATGTTCTAGAAGACTTATAAACAGGCATTTCAATATCACAATATGGTATATTTAAATGATCTGGATTAACTCCCATACAAATTGATACCATAAGTGCAAAATTCTCTTCACTATGGTGGGCAAAGGCAGCACAGAAAAACTCTGGCTTACCTGTGTACCAAGCAAGAGATCCTGAAACATAAGGTATTAATATCTCACGTAACTTAATATAATCGTGTAACTGCCAAGTGAGGAACCTGCTCCACTTATCCAAAAACTTTTCAGGAAAGTAATTTTCAAACTCTCTGGGAGAAGCAATCTTAACTTTCTTGATTATATCTGGATTGAGACCCAATTCTTTTAGTTGACTTCTAACTTCCTCCTCAGTATAACTAGTCATACTATCAGCAGTTGCATAAGATGTAGCTACTGAAGGCGGTCTAGCTAGAACTGGTAGAGTTGAACTAGAAATGGAAGATCTAAGACTTCTCTCATAATCGTCCAATCTTTGACGATTTCTTCTCGCCGTGAGTTCCATCTCAAAGTTGTTATCTCTGTCGGGATTAAACTCTCTGAACATATCAGCTTCAGTCCACGATTCGCGATCTGGAGCCATCTGAGCTACAGCTCGAAACTCATCGAAAGGAAACCTTTTAGTCTTTTTCCTGGTTTGAAAAGAATCAATCTCCATATCTCTAAAAGGAAAATCATGATCAAATTTAGTTGACGTCTTGTTTCCGTTCAAATCTTCTACAAGTACACTTCCAGAAGTTTCAATTTTCTCATACATCTTA